AACAGTATATTCTGTCGAGATCTCAGTTACACCAGTTTCAGGAGCACCTTCTGCCAGGGTGCCTTTACCGATGAATAATTGTTGGGTATCTACACACCAGCCAAACTCACCCGTGTCCAGCGCCGGTAAATTTTCATAAAGTCCACTGCGTACCTGTATCTTTGCTACTTCTAAAACAGCCATGTTGTCACCTTAAGTCGTTATCTAGTATTTATGCTAACTTATAATACTGCTCGACTCTGTCAAACCAACGGTCCATCCAGATCGTCCATTCGTTTCCTGACACTGTCCAAGTTTGGAATTCTGGTCTGGCGAATGTGTTATCTTCCAGTAGTTTAGGTGCCACAGCCATTAAGATCACACCTTGTTTAATGTCTGTGCCATGGACTTCATTATGTGCGGCAGCATAGGCGCATAATTGAAGGAAATAGTCTTCAATCCACTCGGTTTTCTTAGGTTTATTAGTCTGTTTGTAGTCGATAATTGCCGGGCTACCCTTGTATACTCCACAGGCATCTGTAGTACCCGCATACAGGCCCGGAACGTATAAGGGCACTTCTATGCCCCATACTTCATCTACGTGTTTAAGTCCATGTTCTACGATCTCTTGTGCCATAGCATAGCTCTGTTGGCTATTTGGATTAGTTCCGGGAGTGCCCATTTCACGATCGTTACGCACATAGTCTTCTAACCATTTGTGCATGCGTGTACCACGGCTGGCAGCTTCTGTGGTAATCTGTTGGGCTTTATCAGTTCCTACTCGTTTACGCCAATTTTCAAGAGCGTCTCGTTTCTCTTGTGGTTTGGTACGATCAAGTATCGTAGTAACACTAGGAACACGTGATCCGTCGGGTAAAGTATAAAGCCTTTTGCCTTCTATTGTATCGCGATTAATGGGGGTATAGTTGTATTTTTGGATAAGCATAATTTATTATAAAGTATTTAATCAGACAATGCAAGTTAAATATTAGTATGAGTTTATTCAATACTGCAATTCACTATAATGTTTATCTAGATATTCCAGATGATATAAATTTTTCGTGGAATTATATCTACGACGATACTGTTTTTAATTTAGATAATTTTATACAAAATTTAAATATTAAAAATAATCAAAGCCTGATCGTATTATGGGGAGTTGATCGAAGAATAAATGTCAAAGATCGTAGGTTTAATAAATTAAATGAATGGTATCATAGCGTAAAAAATCCTATGATTTTATTCAACGGTGCAGTATACCAAAACAGCCCAGGCGTTTTAAGATTTCCATATCAACAGATTGAATTTTTTCGATATTTGAGTAAATATTCAATTGGTGAATTTACGCCTGTAATTAATAAAAGTAAAAAATTCTTTTTTGCCAGCACCAAAGATTATCTCAGCAGGAGATATATTTTGCAATCTTTAATTAATAATGGATTTAGAGAACAAGGATATGTAGCTTACAAATGTATAGAGAGATGTCATACCAATGAACCATATGATCCAACTAATCTACAATTAATACATGATGCAGGCGCCAGCATAGACCATTTGTTGCCTATACAAGGATTCAACGATACTATAGAATATAGAGATATTTCAACAGATGTTTTTTCAAACGCTTATTGCTCCATAATCACTGAAACATTTTTCACAGGACCGTTGTACTTTTCAGAAAAGATATTCAATAGTATGCTGTATAATCATATATTTGTGTATTTAGGGCCGCCACACAGTTTAGCATATTTAAGATCGTTGGGATTCAAAACTTGGGCCCATATAATTAATGAAAGTTACGATACTATAGAAAATCCAGCAGAAAGATTATATGCTGTGACTGGTTCTTTTATTGATTTTTTATCTAAGCCCTTAGAAGAAATCCAACAGATCTACCAAGAGAATTTAGATATAATTAGTCACAACAGGAATTTAGTACTGTCAACGGAAATAAATCATACTATCGTATCAGCTATGCGATCAGCGATAGCTGTTAAGAATTAGTCACATGATCCTGTTTGATTTCACGTACAGGATCGCCTAGTATTTTAGCAAAATCATTTTTAAGATCTACACGCCTATATCCAATATCACGTATATATAATGCACGCCGACCAATTTCTTCTAGAGGTAAGTTATCAATCTTGGCTTTCTTAAAGTCATCTTCCAATGACCAAACATATCTATGATGTTCTATTAATTCTAATAATTTAGGATTCGATAGATCGATTATAATTTCGTTTATCTGATCAAGATAAAATTCAAGTTCTTCTTGATTAGCACCATTGGTTTTTTCATGTTTGACTACGGCGATAGCATAGCGATCTACTATTTCGATAACGGGAAATTTCATAAAGATATTTATACAGTGAAACTTTCTCCGCAGCCACAGCGTGCAGATTCATTGGGATTTATAAACTCAAATCCCTCGTTAAGACCTTTCTTCTGATAATCAACCTGAACCCCATCGAGATAGGTCAGATCTTTCTGGCTGATCACTAGCCTGACACCTTTGTCGACGAATTCAACATCGCCTTCAAACATTCGGTCCGCGAACTCTAACACATAGGCCATGCCACTGCAACCAGTGGTTTTCACTGCGAGACGCATGCCGATACCACGACCACGATTATCTATGGCGGCTTTTACTTTGGTAGCAGCTATATCTGTTAGGGTTATCATTTGTTTTTATTTTTTTCTATTATTCTATTCCACACAGTTTGTCTTTGTTCATCGGTAAATTCGTACCATTCAAAGGCTTCATCCTGCGTTCGAAAACAAGCACTGCACTCACCACCGATGAATTGGCATACGCCTATACAAGGGCTATCAATGGGGTTTCGTTTCATGTTTATTTCTATAGTCCGCTATGGCTGATTTGATCGCATCTTCTGCAAGCACTGAGCAATGTATCTTGACGGGCGGTAACGCGAGTTCTTCTGCGATATGTGAGTTTTTGATGGTCTGAGCCTCATCCAGCGTCTTGCCCTTGAGGAGCTCGGTGACAAGGCTAGAACTAGCAATAGCACTGCCACAACCATACGTTTTAAATTTGGCATCTGTTATGATCCCCTCATGCACTTCGATCTGTAGTTTCATTACATCACCGCAGGCGGGTGCGCCCACCATGCCTGTTCCTACGTCTGGACTATTCTTGTCCATGGTACCCACATTACGAGGATTTTCGTAATGGTCTAGAACTTTTTCTGAATAAGCCATATTATAAATCTCCAATAGTATACTAAAATACTACAGTATTTAGTACGTTATGTCAATGGTTTTGATTAAATTGCGGCGCCACGATTTTTAGCTGCACGCTTGGCCATATTTGATACCGTATCTACTGGTGCTTGTGTGGCATCACCTGTAGGAGGATTTGTAGTCGTTGCATCTGTATTATCTTCATCACCGGCTGGCATTAACTCAACATAATCTTTGTTGTAACTCTTGATTAGATTCTTGAGTGCTGGGTTATTTTCATTAGCTGAGACTAGAGCATCATAATCAAAAGTTTTATCTGTATTTAAAACTAGATTGATTAGGCTCTGCGTTGAGATTTTTGGGGGTTGTTGCTTATCTTTATAACGATTGCGGATAAGTTCCAGAGCTGTTGTTAAATTAGACTCTGGAGTATTCTTCGGACTGTATTGAAATTCATCTAAGCGCACGATTATCTACGTTCGCGGCCGAGTTCTTCTGCACCACCAACTGCGGCATCAGTAGCAGCGAAACCGTCAGTTTCGTCGGCATCTAGATCGCTACCTGGTGCTGGAGGTAAACCTGCATCGCCACCACTTAGATCAGCGCCTGCTGTGTCGCCTGGCATGGCCATTGGTTGGTCAACTTGTTCACCACTTAATACGCGAACACCGTTATCAACCCCTTCACGTGCAGCCTGAAGATTTTGCATTAATGTGCTTAAAGTTTCACCTACTGCTGATTTGAAAGCTTCTGATTGTTCTGAACCAATCTGATCGCGGATTGAATCTAGTAATTGTGGTAGTTGTTCATTCTGCATCTTACCAACTTTTTCGATAGCGTCTTGGACTGAATCTACCATGTCTTTAGCAGCTAATAGGACTTCTGCATTGCCAACTTCTCCTTCGTTCAATTGAGTGCGTTGTTGCTCTAGCCATGTGTTTAGGCCTTCTTGGACTGTTAGTAATTCCATATAACGTGGATTTGTTTCTGCTGTGTGTAGATTAACACTATGGCGGATCTTGTCAAGATTTGCTTGGATAGTTTCGCTGAGTTTTTCTGCACGTTCAACAGTAAGACTGCTGTAGTTAATTGCAAAACCAAAACGACTTTCCAACAGTTTGTTGATTTTGCGTGTTGATTTCACTGACATTTCTGCTAGTTTCATGGTCAAATTCCTATTTAGACTTTAATATATTTAGCCAAGTTTAGGTTTTTCTTAATTTCTTTTTTAACTTGTTCTATGCGATCCATAGTTTCTGTATAGCGTGCTGAATAGTATTCTTCACCCCACGTATCTTGTATTTGTTGTGCTTTTTTATAGCGCAGGCGATATAATGCCGCATCAAACTCTAGTCGATTTAGCAAACCGTCACTGTCGCGTATATCCTTGGCCAGCTGTGTTTGTTGTTTGTGTAGGGCTATGCAATAGTAGATAGCGTCTTTACGGTTAAAAAAATCAAATAACTGCTGATCACCTTCAGTTACACGCCAGCATCGATCATCTATTTTCACTACCCGATAATGTCCAACCAAGACATCTGTGCCTATCTGATAACAGAAAGGTAGATCACCGGAACTATCAGCTAATCTGGCTAGTTCTTCCTGTGTAAAACGGCGGATTTTTTCAACATCAAAACTATCTGATGAGTTTTTTATAGTAGATTTTGCCATCGTTGTTGGTGCGTAACAACACATCCTTGACTGTTAGATTGTGTGCTAATACCTGCTCGCGCTCACCTAGTTGGCTTTTAGCAATAAGAGTATCACCATCAAACTGCTCGAGCAGTTCTTGCTCTTCGTTGGTGATAGGTAATAATAGTTTGTTGGTAAGTTCTACAATCTTCATGCAAGTATTTATCTTACTTGAATAGAGCTGATCCGATAAATCCGATGAGTCCTGCTAGGATTACGCCTAAGATGCTGACTAAGGTGCTGATACTTTGCTTGCCGCGACCTTCAAATTTTTCGTCCAGACTTTCCTTGATGCCTACTAGGTAGCCTTCAAGTTTATCCATACGATGTTCAAGATTTTCTAGTTTGCTTTCCAAGTTTGCGTACCTAACGGCACATATTTCCACGTGGGCTTCTAGATTCTGTTTCTCAATTTCTGTTGGTTTGGCCATCTCGCTTTCCTAAGTGAGCGATGCCGTCTTTTGAGTGAGCCTT